CTCATCTTCAAATAATTCTAATTCTCCGATAACTTCTAATCTCGCATCTATTAAACCTTGAGGAAGTTTTTCAATATCCTCTTTAGTTTCTAATATTTTTTCAACTTGTGATGTCATGCTGGTGGTCCTGTTACTACTACTGGTGGTGAACCAGGAATCATTGCTGTTATTACTATTTGTGTTGTATAATTATTTATCGCATCTGCAATATCTGAACCAAACTGTGCTCCGGATGCTGGCGTTTTCATAAAAATTTTACCCATTTTTGTCATAAATATTGGAAGCCCTCCTGTCGTTACTATAGAAAGTTGCCTTGCACATTGTAATGTCATAAAAGCTCCATCAATTTTCTTCGCAATTTTTTGCCCTATCATTGCTCCTACTGGTGATTGTTTTTGAAAAATTTTCCCTATTTCTAAATCTAATGTATTAATTTTTGCCATAGCTGCAAAATTTCCCCCAGCCGGATCCATAGCATTTGAAATATAGCTTTGTACTCCATCTTTAATTATTTTTCCCGCATCTAATCCTGTAGTATTAGCTTTTGCGAATCCGGATTGTAATCCTGATTTTAATTGAGGCATTCCTAAAGGCATATTGTCCTTACATTATACATTGCATAATTTTTGTTTTAACTAAATTTAGTGCCGCAGTATTTAATGGCATTCCACTATTTCCTGAACCAGTAGGTACTGTTATTTTTGTAATTTCATCTATTAAATCATCAAAACATGATTTTAAGGATTTTCCAGCTCCACTAATAGATAATGGTGCACCAGATTTTAAAGCAAACGTTCCAAACGTTCCTGCAAATGCAGTGGGTGATTGCATTACTATACCTGCTGGAGAAATCACAATTTTTCCAAGAGTTCCAGTATTACCTAAAAATAAATTAATATAACCTGTAGCACCAACCGCACTTTCTGCTGCATTGATCTCTATGGGTGCTAATCCTGTATGTAATTTAATTCCAGATCCCGCAACAAATGGTGTTCCTATTGTACTAATATCGACAGTTCCTATAGATGTGGTAATATTGATATCACCTGAACCAGATAATCCAACAGTACCTTCTGCTCTCATTTTAATTTGTGAAGCATCTGCAAATAGGGGGCCTTCAGCGTCAAGCCTCATTGATCCTGTTGAATTTAATTCTAAAGTACCACCACCAGAAATAGTAGATCCTTTTTTTGTACCCACCATAAAACTAGTTGTATTCGATTCATATCTATCAGAAGTAATATAATAATTTCCACCATCAACATTTGCATAATATGATCCACCCGCACCAATTTTTAAAGAAAAATTTCCTTGTGTAGATTGTTGATCTCTATTAACAAATAACTGAAAACTCTTATCAATTGTTTCAATCTTATGTCCTTCAATATGTTCATATGAATTTGAATGGACTATATTATACGCCTCATTTACTGATTTTGTTACTACAGTTCCGTCAGGATGATATTCTAAAAATGATCCTGACCTATGATATAAATGTACTCTTTCAGAATCAGGAGTATCATCAAATTCAAAAACATGTCCACTTTCCGTTTGTTGTACATGATTATATGGATATACTGCATTATATGGTGGTAGAGGTTCAGAAAATCTATTTATTATTGGTTTAAGTAATGCTTCTTTAAATTTATCAGAACTGAGCTGAAGTGGAGTAAGAAAAGGCAGGTTCATATTCTTTCTTATATTTACTATTGAACCAAAATCCCCACCAGTGCCCACATTTACTTGTCCCGCATTACGTGAATTTTTCTTTCTTTTTAAAATAGAATACTGACTTTCTGTTCTTTTTCCATCTTCAGAAGTTCTTAATTTTGATGTTGGATCACTATATCCTCTTGCTAATCTATTTGTGGTTGGTTCATTCAAATAATGATAAGAAGGAAAAGGAGAAAGTTGTTCTTGTTCAGTAATTATTACACCATCACCCGCACCAGAATATTCTAATATTTCCGGTTCTCGAGGAACTTTATCTGATTGTCTTGTATCAGCGCCAAGTAATAAAGATCTAACTCTTTTTTTAGCGGCTTCTAAACTAAATGGGTGTGTATCAGATGCAATTGCACTGTCATACATCCTAGCATCATAAAAACCAATTTGAGCCGTATAAATTTCTCTCACATCCTGTTCAGGAACTCCGTGTAATGTGCCCATCATTACTGGTTCTTGTGCTTCTCTTCCATCACGAAAAAATCCCATCACCCAAGTTCCCTCTACAGGCCCAAGTGGGGTTTGTCCAACTCCCGTCTGAGAAGCGGAGGTTATTGGCATCAATGGAAAAGCCCACGGCAAATCTATAGGAGGCATTAATTTTTTATCATCAGTATGCCAACCCAAACAGCGAACTTTACACCTACCTAGATACATTGGATCATGTCTATCTTCAACAACACCAACCCACCAAATAAATTCCATTCCCATAGAATCAGAAGTTAACATATTTTCTTATCTCCCACTCTGCCCCGGTTTTCTTCCAGATACTGCAAGTGCTTCATCTGTATCTTTGCCTTCCCATGTACCAAAATTAGATGGAACATAATCAGTTCCTGGTAATTTTCTAGATAATCCATCTTTCATTACATGTAAGCTTAAAGAATGTTCAACTTTACTCTGCGTTTTTTGAAAAACATGTGATAATCTTGTTACTACAAATTTTCCAGAAGCCAAAGTCGACTGCCTTATTGTTATATTACTGGTGAGCTCACCTAATTTGGTCGGTAATTGTAAATTTATAACATCACCAACCTCTCTATGTGTATTTCCTGGAACCGTTATTTGATATATGAAATTATTCAATAATTGATCTTGCATTTTTCTTTTAGCATACCAATTTTCTATGTGTGTTTCTCTTAATCTAGAATCTTGAGGAGCTCCTTCACTATTAATATCCGTAAATCTCACATAACAACCCTCATTCGTCGATTTTAATGAAACATTCGCTTGAGGTTTTCCTATTACGTCTGATCCTCTAGATATTACAGGGGCATCAGATAAATGAAATGTATCATCATCAATGACATATGTTTGATGTTGATGTTTAGAATTATTTTCAACAGTATTTCCAAAATCATTTGCAGTAGTGGGAGGTAATACTTGAATCAGTGCACCAGTTTCAGCATCCGTTCGAATATTTCCAGCGTCTAAATAACCTTTCTTATAATATAAATCATGATAATCATGACGCATTCTTATAATATTATGGGTTATTAATCTATTTCCATACATACCATTTTTTAAATTGGTATCAACAGATATTGAAGATACTCTTTGATAATCGAGAATCTTATGGCTTTCAATAGCTACTTCATCATATGCATTTTTATAAGATAATCCCACAGGAGCAGAAACATATTGAATTTTTTCATTTCCTTGCATTAATGTCTCTAAAGATTTAAATTTAAATCCTCCTCTTATTGTATCATAAAAACAATAAAATGCTCCCTTTGTATCTTTTCCTTCTTCAGTAAGTCCTGCAGCTTGGAATAATCCCGGATCAACTTGACCAGCATCATAGCCTTCACTTGCAACTCCCGATCCTGCTGCTTCAGCTCTGGATGCTAAAAATAACATTGCCTGAAAAGGTGTTATATTTGGTATAGTAAAATTGTGCTCAGACTTTGTGGTTTCAACATCTAGGAGTCTTTCCGGAATCTCCAGATTTGCAGTCGCAGCACCAGAAGTGTGTGGATTGATATAATTTTCATATATATTTTCAACCATATCACTAATTTTCATTCCAGCATAACATTTTTGAACTTTTGTTGCCAAATTAATAACATATTCAATACTAGTGAAATTTAAAGTATAAGTAACCAATCTATCATTTTTGGGATCTATATTAAAATTTGTTACTTTTACAACTCGAAAATATCTATCTATTTTATCTTCAGGTATATCTGCTCCAACAGATTGAAAGGATATATGAAGAATCTCCTCTCCAATAATAGGTATTCTTTCAAATAACCCAGTTGCATCACCAATATCTATATATCCACTAACATAAGGAGAGAATATATTTTCAGTAATCTCACATCTAGTAAACATGCGTGTAAGATCAACAATACCTCCGGGAAAATTATTAGGACTAATTATACTAAAATGGTTAATTTTAACATGACCTGCATAATCAGGGACTGTATGTGCCGTTTGTAAACGGTCACCATTGAAAATAATTGAATCATAATTATTAGATGCCATTTATATACCTTAACTAAACATATTTCTTGCTGTTTCCAAAATCTGCTCGACCCAAGAATTATCTATCAAAGCAATTGTCTTTTTACTATCATTGCGTAAAACCTCATATTCATAATCAGACACAGTTCTTTCCATACCATCACCCTGTGCGGCAACAATTTGATAACGAGTTGCATCCACTTCATAAAATCTCTCTTCTATTCTTTCTTGTCCTTTACTTGCTGGAACTAATTTTTGTAGTATTTCTTCATAATGATGAACTCCACTATTGGCGGCATCTAAGCTTCCATATTTACATATTATATGTTTTATTAATTCATCTTGAGATAATGGCCAATCAAAGATAGGATCAAGAATATTATTTGCTAAGAATATAAGCCAAACATATTCAAATCCACCATAATATCGAAGAGATAGTGTATCAGCCCGTTCTCCTTCAGGAATATTATAAAGCTGCTTAGTATATATAGCTGATTTTATAGACTGTTTTAATCTATGTCTTAATGATATATCAGTTACCAATTTTTGATGAATTATATCTATTTTTTTTCCAGCATGATTTGTGCCGGTATCAAATCTATAATATAATGCTGGCATATTTTTAAAATATTCTGACATTAGTCCGTCCCGTCCGCGTGCCGACTATTATATAATCCCCGCTTCTTACCATCACCACCGTTCCAGAAGAAGTCAACTTGTCCCGCCGCATGAGCTCGTTTAAATTCCGCTATCCAGCTTTGCCCAGCTGGGGCCTGCTGGTCACGGACGGGCTGGTCGCGTGAGGGTGCCGGTTCGACTGCTGAGGCTTTATCAGAAGTAGAGTTGACCGGCAATTCTGCATTCTCTAAAATAAATTCTGTTTCTTGAAACACCAATGATAATTTTGTATGTACTGGAAGTGGATCACTAACTGGATTATCATAAAATGCCGGGCCGGAAGCTGATGCATCAAAATTTATATCCATAGATGATAATACAGATCTTCTTATTCCCATTTGATCAAACCTTTTAGGTCCAGTTTCAGTACCAATATAAAAATCAATAAAAAATTCGTGTGGAAAATCAAAATATACACTTTTCATTGTCAAAAAATCATGCATTTTTGGTAACATTCTTCTTTTAAAGGTTTGAACGATATTTTTTACCATAACAGCTTCTTTATAATTTCTTGGCCAAAAATCGAATGTCATATCATGTGTTCTAAATGCTCCAGGGCCTTGATATATCATAGCAATGTGTGGATTTATCCCTACTCCTGCCGTAGCTGAAACCGGTTGTAAAGATCCACCAAAATTTGCTACCGCTAATGCTCCCACACTTGATGCAAAATCTTTTGCTTCGTCTGGCATTTTTTCCACCCCAGCTGCTATTGCTGATTGGATGGACTCTCCTTTCTTTAGACCCCCGCTCGCAACCTTCATTCCTATTCCCGCTAAAACACCAACTACTGCAGCAACTCCTTTAAACCTTCTTGCTAATGTAGACGCAACGGCGGCTCCGGTCATGCCAGCACCCATAGTAGCTCCATGAGATTCATAAATTGCTCCACCTGTTAGGGGTGTAAAATTTCCTGTAAATTTAGTTTTCATTGATCCAGGTGGAATATGTAATGCTATATCAGATGCCCCAAGTTCAGCCGCCCTACCGCGATTTCTAGGTCCTCCTGGTTTTGCATGAAATAATATAAAATTTTGAGTATCTGTATGTACTTCTCCCAAAGTTAATGGATATTTTAATACTGTCCCCGCGGTTCCTTCATCATCCCCGAAGCCCGACTCTGCCCATACTTCGCCTGCCCTATTATTCATCAAATTTGGATCTGACATTTTGCTTTTCTTTCTAAATATAAATGTATCTTAAAAACTATTCATTTCTATTTATATGGCATACAAAGGAAAATACAAACCAAAGAATCCTAATAAATATAAGGGTAATCCCACAAAGATTATTTATAGATCTGGTTGGGAAAGAAAAGTGATGGAAAAATTGGATTTAAGTTCTCAAGTGGAACAATGGGCGTCTGAAGAAGTCATTATTCCGTATAGATCACCAATTGATAGAAAAATTCATCGATATTTTCCGGATTTTTGGGTCAAATTTGCGAATAAAAAGGTCGTGATTATCGAAGTCAAGCCGAACAAAGAGACAAAACCGCCTAAAATGAAGGAAAAATCGAGAAAATTCATCAGGGAAGCCAAAAAATGGGGCGTAAATGAGGCGAAATGGAAAGCCGCGACCGAATTTTGTAAAAATAGTGGATGGAATTTCATAATTCTAGATGAATATGACTTAGGAATCAGAAAAAGAAGGAAAAATGGCGGAAACACCGAAAAATAGTGGAAATTTAATAGATATATTACAAGATGTGATAAAAAGAAAACAAATTCCACAAGAAAATATAAAATCTGCTCAATGGTTACAAAATAAAATTAGAAATTTTAGAAGAAATTTAAATGTTAAATTAGATGACTCTAGTATGTCCGCTGATGAATTTATGAAAGGGTCTAATTTGGTACAAAAAAGAAGAATGACCAAAGCTAGATTAACATTATTCTCATATAAAGCAAAACATGAAAAAACTTTACCATATTATGACAGATTTCCCTTATCAATGATCATAGGTAAAGATGTAGATGGATTTATAGGATTAAATTTTCATTATTTGCCGTATCAATATAGAGCAAGACTATTAGATGCCGTCGCATTTGGAAATGTGATTAATTGGAATACATTAAAGAGAAATAAAGTGACTCGACCATGTATTAAAAAATATTTAACAAGTCATGTTCAAGGAGCAAATGGTATGGTAATAGAAGGAATTGAGCAATTAAAATTTGCAATATTTTTACCAATAGAACGTTTTAATACCAGAAAAGAAAAAGTCTGGGAAGATTCAAAAAGGATAATATAATGCCAGCAGGATTTAAACAATCAGAACATTTTATCGCAGCGATAAACAAACATAAAGGCCCCGCAAAGGCAAACAAATATCTACTTACAGGTCCATATGGTGTTGTTGTGGAGGGAATTGCGAAATATCTTGGACATGATATGCGAGATTTTAAATTTATGTGTGATGCCGCAAATTTACCTGGAAGAAATTTGGCCACTACAGAATTTAGAACAGGTAGTGTATCTAAATCATATGTCCACTCTAATAATTTTAACCCAACAATGACTTTATCTTTTATACTAACTGATGATATGTTTATTAAAAAGATTTTCGATAGATGGATGGATGATATCATTTCTCTCACCGATGGAAAATTGACCAATGCTGCTGCAGTACAAAACATATTAAAATATCCAGACCAGTATTGCGGAAGTTTTGGTATAAAAAAACTTGCAACAAATTTATCTAGCAGTCCTGCAAGTGCTTCACATATAGATACTTATCATGTGGAAATAATGGAAGCATTTCCCAAACAGATTAATCCTATACAATTAACTTACGGTTCTCAGGACATAATGAAATTACAAGTCGTGATGGCTTATTCCCGGTGGAGAATAATACGTGGTTATTGACAATGACCGGTTTGATACATAAAATAATAATTATATAATTAGGAGATATTATGAGTTTACCCAA